GCAATGGAAGTCTGACGGCGACAAAGAGCAGATGATTAGCGAGATTGCCAACCCCCTTGGTAAAATCCCAGCGGTCTATCTACCAGCGCAACGCAGCGTCACTCGTGGTCTAGGCATCAGTGACTTATCAGACATCGCTTACATGCAAAAAGCGATCTATACCGAGCTTTCAGAGATTGAGCAGCTAATCAGGATTAGCAACCACCCCTCCTTGGTTAAGACTTACGACACAGATGCGAGCGCGGGAGCGGGTTCTGTTATCAACGTACCAGACGACGCAGCAGAAACCATGAAGCCGTTTCTACTACAACCCTCTGGTCAGAACATCAACAGCATCCGTGAGTCCATAAAAGACAAGGTGGAATCTATTAACCGCATGGCTCAGATGGGCGCTGTACGCGGAACCGATGCAAAGACCATGTCAGGCATTGCTATGCAGACTGAGTTCCAAATGCTCAACGCTAAGCTATCAGAGAAGGCGGATCTGCTAGAGTTAGCCGAGGAACACTTGTGGACGTATTTCTGCAACTGGCTAGACGTAACGCCAGATGTTGAAGTGTTCTATCCTGATTCCTTTGATATCCGCGACTACGACAAAGAACTGATGTTCTTGCAGCAGATGAAAGCCAGTGGTGTGCGTTCAGCAACATTGGCTCAAGAGATCGACAAGCAGATTGCAGACTTGGTTCTGGATGACGAGAAGTTGGCAAAGTCTCATTTAGAGATTGAGGGGCAGACGCAAGTTCTAGGCCAATTTATAGCAGAGAACGAAGAACAGTAATGTCCGAAGCCGACAAGTATGCTGGCTTTTTAGAACGTCTCGGTGATTCGCACCAACAAAGAATCACGCAGTTCTTGCAGGTTACAGAGAACGATCTGGCGAACTACTTGCAGACCGCTCCGTCTACCGATGGGGCGATGTTTGACGTTGAGTGGGCTATAAACGCTCGCGCCGAGATGCGCCGTATTCTGGAAGAAGATTACTTAGAAGAAGTGCAGGACATGCTGGGCGACTACAACGCTGTAGCGCGTAGGCAACTCAAGATGCTGAACAACTTTGGGAAGTTTACAAGAGTTGCGCCAGAAGCCATCGCAGGCTTACAGCAGCTATCTTTCCAAGGCTTTGAGGCACTGGCAGACCAACAACTAGAGACGTTGGCAAATGGCGTGTATCAGTCTGCGTTAACGGGCAGAAACAAAGACGATTTCATCCAAGAAGTGAGAGGGCAGATCAATGGAATCTATCAAGCAAGCGATCAAGAGGAAATTCGCCAACTGGTGGAAGTGGCTCAAAACTCAACTGGAGCCGCGCAACAGGCAGCGGTTGATAGACTCCATAGAATTTATGCTTCTGACCGCCTGGGCAATAACTTGCGGCGTTATGCGACAGGTTATGCAACGGATTCGCTCAATCAATATTCTGCGACGTTAACAGTCACCACTGCCAACCAACAAGGCATAGATACCTTCGAGTATTACGGTGATGTGATCCGTGACAGCCGCGAGTTCTGCAAGAAGCATGTCGGCAAGGAATACACTGCCGACGAAATTAGGAAGATATGGGAGGGGAGTTGGTCAGGCAAGGCTGCTGGCGACCCATTCATTGTGCGCGGTGGTTACAATTGCCGCCACCAATGGCTTCCCGTTGTCGAACCGAAAGATAAGACTGAAGAGCCAGAAACCAAAGAGATACCTACAGAGCGACCCATTCCCATCAGGAAGAAGTCTGTCGTTAAGAAGACCGTATCTGAGCAAGCAGAAGAAGCAGCGCAGGATTCAAGGTATCTAAAAACAGAAGATGGCTTGCCAGCTACAAGGTTCAGGCCGTCAGGGGTTAGGCGTAACACAAAACAGAAACAGATTGAGAGCTTTGGCAAGGCGGCTCTCCCCGCATCGTTGTCGGATGATGGCGCTTCATTGCTAGAAGACTTGATCGCTGTTGGTAACGGACTTGCGGACAAGTACAAGCTCCCAAGACTGCGAGGCACTCGGTCTGTCGGAGGCAGAAGTGCCAATATGTCAATGGGTGATGGCGTTCTTTCTTTCAAGCCCGACTATGTAAACCGCACAGCGGCTCAGTTGATAGGGCCAGCATCTGATGCAGCGGAGAAAATAGCAAAGGACAAGGCAAGGCTTGAGATTTTAACTTCCGAGTTAACAACAGACTACGAAGCTATCCAAGACGCAACAATTCCGTCTGATCTGAAGTTTGGAACAAAAGAATACAATAGGCGATTCAAGGAATACAAAGCCCTGACTGCTGACTACAACAAAAAAGTAGACGCAACAAATAGGCTTCAAAGAAAAATCGAAAAAGAGAGCAGGGCAATTCAGCCGTTGGAACCGCAGTCATCTTGGTCTGTTGGTGATGATTTAAGCGATAGGCCGTTTTCCTCGAAGGAATATCTACCTGATCCAACGAGTAGAATAAAGAACACAGTAACGCATGAGATGGCACACCATATTCATCAACAGTACGCGGTTAAGACGCTCGCAGACCTGCAAACTCCAAGGATAGAGGGGGTTTTATCCAATCTGTGGCGAAAGTATCGAGATGATAAGATATCGCCGTCAAAATACGCTGACACCAACCCAAAGGAATGGTTTGCCGAATCGTTTGCGCTTTACGAAGCAGGCCGCAAGGATTTAATCGACCCAAGGTTGGAAAGGCTGATTGACCTGATTGCAGATCAGACGCCAATCGAAGAAATCGAACAAATAATGGGCGAGATATGAGCAAGGAATTAGACCAAGCACTAGAGATATTATCGCTCGACCCTCTACCTGTTGATGCAGAACAGCGTATCAATGACCTGATGGATGAAGCACCAGAAGGCGAGACGTTTGAGTTTGAGATGATCTTGGAAGGATTGTCGCTCGCAGTTCTCGATGCGTCCGATGAGGAAACGCAGCAAGGAGAGAAAGGCGAAAAAGGCGACCAAGGAGAGCAAGGGCCAAGAGGCAAGACTGGCGCAAAAGGAGAGAAAGGTGACCGTGGGCCTAGAGGTCAGCGCGGGCCTAAAGGTGAGCCAGGCCCTCCAGGGTTTGGCGCAATTGTTCAATCGCAGGGCGGTGATGGTGAAGCTATACAAGGCCCACAAGGGGAGCAGGGGCCGCAAGGTGAGCAAGGTATACAAGGGCCAGTAGGCCCACAGGGTATACAAGGCCCAGCCGGTCAGGATGGCGCTGATGGCGCACAAGGTATTCAAGGTTTGCAAGGGCCAGCCGGTGTGCAAGGTGTCGCTGGCCCCGCTGGGGCAGACGGAGCAGACGGTCAGGACGGGGCGACAGGCCCACAAGGGCCTCAAGGTGATACCGGCCCACAAGGTGATGCGTTTGTATATGCAGATTTTACTTCCTCACAATTAGCGGCTTTGACCGGCCCCACAGGGCCTCAAGGGCCTGCTGGAGTAGATGGTCAAGATGGTGCCCAAGGCCCACAAGGTATTCAGGGAGTTGCGGGCGCTGACGGTCAGGATGGGGCCACTGGGCCGCAAGGAATCCAAGGCCCCGCAGGAAATGATGGTCAAGATGGGGCTACTGGCCCGCAAGGGCCGCAAGGAATCCAAGGCCCCGCAGGACAGGACGGCTCGGACGGAGCGCAAGGCCCGCAGGGAATACAAGGGCCTACTGGCCCCAAAGGAGATGCCTTTGAGTATTCGGATTTCACTGCGTCACAATTGGCAGCATTAACAGGACCGCAAGGCCCTGCTGGAAATGACGGAGCGGATGGAGCCACTGGCCCCCAAGGTATTCAAGGCCCTGCTGGGAATGATGGAGCAGACGGTGCTCAAGGCCCGCAGGGTGATGCTTTTGTGTACTCGGACTTCACCGCCCAGCAACTGTCAGATTTGACCGGCCCAACTGGAGCGACTGGTGCGACTGGCCCTCAAGGAATCCAAGGGCCTCAAGGTCCGCAAGGCGAGCAAGGTCCGCAAGGAATTCAGGGGCCAGCGGGCGCTGACGGGCAAGATGGCGCTGGCATTGCTACCCAAATATCAGTTTTTGGAAGAGCATTGACCAGCAGAATAACGGAAGTTTTCAACCGCTTGGGAGCTTCTTTGATAAGCGGATCGTCTCTGCTGAGTGTTACAGCCAGATCAGGCCAGCAAACGCTGCCAGCATCAGGGACGTTTTTTATCGTTAACGGTAGGACACAAAATTACACAATAGGATTATAGACATGGCGAATAGATTTCCATTGATTGTTGATAGCAGCGGAACCGCTGCGATAAAAGAACTGGCCTCTGGTGACAACCTTGACTTAACAGGTAACAGCATTGTCGGGGTTGGCGCTCACCAACCTAACCGTGGGAGGCTCTCAAGGTACTGATGGGCAAGTGCTGACTAGCACAGGCTCTGGTGTAGCTTGGGAGGATGCTGCTTCTGGTGGCGGCGGCGGCGGGGCTTGGAATGTAATTTCTAGCCAGACTGTGAGCACTGCGGTAAGCTCAGTAGAATTTACAAGTATTACTGGTTATACGCACTACGTCCTACAAATTAGTAATCTCCTTCCTTCTGCTAGTAAGGCTTTACGTTATACTGCTGCTTACGATGGCGGCAGCACTTATATAACGACTGGTTATAATAGAAATTTAATGTTCCCCGCTAACAATACTACAGGCACTGTTTCTGGGGCCTTAACTAGTAACCAGCCGTATGCAGAGGTATCTAATAGTTTTGGAACTAACTTACCGGGACAAGCGCAACTTTGGTTTGGGAACGCATCTTCTTCGGTAAGTGCTATTTGTTTTAGTGCGCCCGGAACAAGCACAACTCCTCCAGCGGCTCTTTCTGTAGCTAATACATTCAACACAGGATATTTAAGTTCTGCTATTACCAAACTAAAATTTGTAATGCAAACAGGAACTATAAATTCTGCAACCTTTACCCTTTACGGACTAGCAACCTCTTAGGAGAAAACAATGGGCACAGGTGTATTTAAATTAGTAGATGGCGAAACCATCGAACTAACAGAAGAAGAAAACAATCAACACATCGCAGATAGCGAGGCGGCACAAGCAGAATGGGAAGCTGGTGCATGGTTGCGAAATCGCCAAGAGGCATACGGCGATTGGTCTGCCCAACTTGACGAGATGTTCCATGACTTTGACGCATGGAAGGCCCGTGTTCAAGCGGTCAAAGACGAGTTCCCCAAACCGGAGTAAGTAATGAGCAAAGAATTGGATCGAGCCAAGAATTTGGTCGCCAGAAGACCAATACCACCCGCCATTCGTGAACTGCTTGAGCCACTGGCTGCGGCAGCGCCCGAAGAAGAAAAACTGGAATTTGAAGACCTATACGGGATCGTGAGCGTCCTGTTGCCTCTACCCAAGAAAACCAAAGGTAAAAAAAATGCCAAAGATGAACCCGAGCAAGTACGGCAAGAGCCTGAAACAGATCAGCAAGAAGAAAAAGAAGAAATCTAAAAAGTAACCCGCTAGCTGTTGACATTTCTCAAAAGCTGGTATACTCCCCCCCACTCGTAAGAGGTTCGCACATGAGCGATGAAATCATGGAAGGAAGCGCTGAAACTGAACCAGTGCAAGATACGGAAGTTCAGGAAAGTAAGACGTTTACGCAAGAGGAGCTTGATCGCATTTTAGCGGATAGGCTGCAAAGGCAGAAACGCCAGATCGAAAAACAGTTTGACGGTATCGACCCCGATAAAGCTCGCCAGATCATGCTTGAGCGTGAGCAGGCGGAAGTAGAGCGCCAAAAAGACAGAGGCGAGTTCGACAAGGTACTGAAAGAGACTGTTGAGAAGAAAGACTTAGAGATATCGCAGTATAAGCAGCGGCTCGAAAGCACCCTGATTGATGGGTCACTTTTGCAAGCGGCGAGCAAGTACAACGCGGTTGAACCAAGTCAAGTATCGAAGTTGTTGCGTGATCGTGTAAAACTAGCCAGCGATGGCTCAGTTGAAGTATTGGACGAGAACGGATCAATCAGATACAACGACAAAGCCGACCCACTCTCTGTTGATGAGTTGATGGGTGACTTTCTTACGGCTAACCCGCATTTTGTCAGAGCCTCCCAAGGTGGCGCTGGCACTCAAGGGATGGCTGGCGGCTCTACACAGAAGCCCATATCTGTGGCTGACATGGTTGCCAATTGGAAGGACGGAGGTGCCGAGGCATTCCGCGCCTACAAGAAGGCAAACAAATAAACCACATTTTGATATAGGACTACTAATATGGCCGCTACAACTAGCACAACCCTTGACGACCTGTTTGCGAACATCATCGCACAGGCACGATTTACCGCTGAAGAAGAATCCCTGATGATGGGATTGGTGACGCAGTACAACATCGGCGACGAAGCTGGCAAGACGATTCAGGTTCCAAAGTACCCTGCAATCACTGCCGCTGACCTAACCGAAGGCACCGACCTGACCAGCACAACTGTCTCTACTTCCTCTGTCAACATCACCGTTGGTGAGGTGGGCGCACAGGTTGTATTGACTGATCTGGCTGCTATGGGTGCTGGCAACCCTGCTGAAGAGTTGGGAACGGTACTGGGCAACTCAATCGCCACGAAGATGGATCAAGATTTGATCGCATTGTTCGACGGATTCAGCACCGCATTGGGCGCTGCTGGTCAAGAGATCACTGTGGCTGATTTGTTCAAAGCCGCTGCTACCTTGCGTAACAACAAGGCACAGGGCGAAATCTTCGCAGTTGTAAACCCTTTCCAAGCGTATCAACTGAAAGCCAACCTGACCAATACCTTCGCCAACCCTAACGGTGGCGTGGCTCAGAACACCGCTATGATTAACTCATACGTCGGTACGCTGGCTGGCATTGATGTCTACGAGTCTGCGAATGTAGCAGTAGACGGCAACGACGATGCGAAAGGTGCTGTGTTCTCACGCGAGGCTTTAGCTATCGCAATCAAGCGCGACTTCCAAATCGAAGCGCAACGTGACGCATCACTACGGGCCTTCGAGCTTAACGCTACCGCCATCTATGGTGTTGGTGAGCTTGATGACACCTATGGTGTTGAGATGCTGTTCGACGCAGCCATCTAGAGCGTTTGGATGGCCCTGCCCCTATCTCTCCTTTGGGGTGGGGCCGTCCCTTTTTTTGGAGGTTCTATTGGCTATTACTTACCGAGGCGAGCGGTTCGAGGGTTACAACAAACCCAAGCGCACACCTAAACACCCAGAGAAAAGCCATGCAGTATTGGCAAAGGAAGGCGACAAAGTCCGTCTGATTCGCTTTGGGCAAAAAGGCGCAGATAACAAACCCCCTCGCAAGGGTGAGAGTGAGGCAGACAAAGCCAAGCGTAGATCGTTCAAGGCTAGGTTCGCCAAGCAGATAGCAGCAGGGCGCAAAGACAAAACAGCATCAGCGGCCTATTGGTCAGATTTGGTCAAATGGTAGGGGCATAACATGGCATTTTCTCAAGACTCCGATCTGGTAGCCCTTGTCCCTGACATCTTGGACTTCGGCATCACATCCTTTGCGACTGAACACGCGAAAGCTCAGACAGATTTAACCCGTACCATTCGAAACGAGTGGTGGTACAAGAAGCAGATCCCAGGGGAGATGAACCCCGCTTATCTGACAGATTCCCAGTGGACACGGTGTAACGCTTACCTGGTGTTGTGGAAGTTCGCCCTCCCCCAGCTAACCAATTGGGTTCAAGATGACCGCTTTCTCAATATGATTAACTTCTACCAGCAACGCTATCAAGAAGAACTGACTGCGGTGTTTGCTGACGGTGTTGAGTATGACGACGACGCAAGCGGCACAATTGAAGATGACGAGCGCGGAATTGTCGCTTATGGGCGACTGACACGATGACGCAGGGACTACCCGTAGAAGTTGAATTCCCAGAGAATATCAACCAGATACTTAAGGAAGAGAAGAACAACGTCCAGAAGGGCGTCAATCGCGCTATAGGGCGTACAGCTTCACTAGGCAAACAGATCATCCTGCGCAGAACAAAGGCTGGAGAGGGCTTCAATGGCCCCCTTAAAGGTTATTCTGGTGGCTATATCAAATTCCTACAGAAAAAGGGCTACCCAACTGACCCTGTGGATCTGTTCGCAACAGGCCAGATGCTTGGGTCTATGCAGGTTGAGCAATTGAATCGAAGGACAGCGCGTATCTATTTCTCGAATCAAGAAGCATCTAAGAAAGCCGCGTTTAATAACCAAACCCGTCCTTTCTTCGGTTTCAACGATAAAGAAGAGGAGCGTCTAGGTAGATTCTTCCGCAAGGAGTTTAACCTATGAGCGTGAGAGAGAATATTGCGGGTAATTTGGTCACAGCGTTACAAGCGGTGACAACTCCTGTGGCTATCAAGTTCGTGACCCGCGAACCGTTTGATTTTGACAAGTTGAGCAACGCGCAATATCCAGCGGTGTTAGTCAGAACTACAAACGAGAACAGGGAAGATGGAACTGTGGGTGGGAGCATGACCCAGCGGTTCGGCACAATTGATTACCAACTTGTCTGCTATGTAAAAGGGACAGGTTTGGACGAAGCAAGGAATAACATCGTCGAGGCTATAGAAGAAAAGCTAGACGAAGACAGATCGCGTGGTGGCTATGCAATCGACACACAGATTGTCAGCGTAGAAACCGACGACGGCAGCATTACCCCCATCGGTGGGGTGATTTTAACGGTACGCATTGAGTACCAGTACACTCGTGGAACAACCTAAAGGGGTT